GTGGAGATGAGGTTAAAGTGATGTACATTCTCAGTGATGGCAACAAAGGAATCATAAGTAAGAATGCAATCAATGGTAATAAGTTGTTCACATACACTACAACCACATTCAATCAAATTTACGAAGATACAACAGCGTCAAATTCTCAAATCGTAACAACCACAATCAGTCCGTTGTTAACTTTCAGCAATCCTCTAAACTCTACAACTGTAAGTGAAGCAGAAACCGTTGAATCTATCAAGAACAATGCGCCTTATCTATTAGCTGCACAATACAGACTAGTGACTGAAGAGGATTATGAAAAATTCTTAAACAAGAGCGTTCCAAATATATTGAATTCAGTTAAAGTCGTGGATAATGATAGGTTCATTGATGAATATATCGATTATTACTATAGAATATGTGTTGATCCAAATAAAGTCAACAGAGTATTGATAAATCAGGTCAACTTTGCGGATTCTTGTGACTTTAACAATGTTAATATATTCTGTGTTCCAAAATTCGATGTGTTGCAAGACGGTGGGTATCCAAATTATCTGAGTGAATCATTCAAAAATTTAATAATCGATATCACCAGAGATAAAAAGATGATTTCAAACGAAATTGTGCCTAGAGATCCTATCTACACAGCGTTTGACATTGGATTCAGCACAATCAATTCACTCTACAGTGTTGTTGATGAATCGAAACTTGTAGTTGTTCGCAATAAAAATAATAAGATCAACAAAGGAATTCTAAAAGCCAAAGTGAATGAAACCATTTTAAATTTCTTCAAAACATCTAATAACCAACTTGGACAAACTTTGAATCTCACCGATTTAACGGCGAATATTCTTGGAATTGAAGGAGTATCATCAATAAGAACAGAAAACACCCGAGAAAATACATTCTTCAACGGTGTTTCGTTCTTATCATGGAATCCTGTATATGTGAATAGTGATAATGAAATTGTAAACCAAACAACTACACTTCCATTCTACAAATTTCCATATTTCTATTCTCCGCAGTCATTAATAAATAAAATAGAAGTAATCGATGCCTGATTTAAGAACAACATACACCACATTTGATGTCTATGATTATAAAAACGAAAATGTTTTAAGTTCTTATAGTTTAGAGGCTACTCCGTTCAAATTTGTACCAGATCTGTCTTTATTTCCAAATAAAGATGTTGTTTGGTCATTTGGTGATGGTACAACATCAAAATCACTGACAGCTACGAAATACTATAACTTTCCGGGTGTTTATGCGGTGAATCTGTTGGTGTTTGATTGTCAAAACAACGCTCTGGTGTCATCCTACTCACAAAATGTGGAAGTTAAGGATTATATACCATACACATTACAGTTTACAAATCTATCTTCCAACAAAGGATATCTTGAATTACCTCAGAGTATAATAAACGGACCATGGAACTTGGTCGCAACCTATCCATGGTATCAACCAGTCACCAATATTGTCTATGATGTAAATGGATCTGGTAGTTCGAACTTTTTCGCGGTTCAGGCAGACAAGTTTGTACATTTAAGAAGAACATATTCAATATTTGACACCCTTACAAACACAGCAATCCAAAATGTTCAGTATTTCGAAGCTCCTGAAATAAAAATAAGCGATGTCTCTAGATTATTTGCTAAGATTGCTGGAAATACTATTGTAACTTGTGCAGAATCCGATGATGGTGCGTTCTTTGTCGGTGTGTCTGCATCTAAACCTGTTTACTATAAAGATGATACAGTAGGAAACACTTCAATATTATTCAAATTCAGCACCAATGCAACAGTGATATCTGAAAAAACTGTCGATTATATGAATAATCTTGGAGTTTTGTTAAGTGCTAACATTATACCAAACAATCTCGCCCAAAAATTAAGCATAACATCAAACGGCATAGATGGTGAGAAGACACTTATAAATTCGTTTGATATTTATCATACAAAATACATCAATAGTAAGATACCGTTTGTTGTAAAAGTTAAAGATACAACTAACCACTCTCTTAAAAACTTTGATCCAATTGAATTGAATGACTTGGCGATCACAGTGTTGTCTGGTAATTATCTTTCCAGTGAAGATGGTTACAATATCTTGACCGAGGGGGGGTCAAGTATTGTAATAATTACTGGGGTTGTTCCGAGTACATATTATACAATTTCATCTATAAATGATACATTAGATTCCAGCGACCATGGTGGCTCATTTAGAGGGTATATACAATTTCCAAATCCTAATTTAGTAATAAACGCAGTTCAACTATCCTGTTTCGCAACATTACAAAATGACAACCTATCATCATTCTCGTTGAGTTCAACATCATCATACTTTGATGTGTTGCCGCATGATTACTATGACATTTACAAGGTGAATGAGAACTTCAATGCGTCTCAAACCATGAATGATCTGGCATTTCAAGAAAATATCAAAAATAATCCAGTATTATTCAATGACTTCTTGGGTGCAATTTTCGGTTCTGAGAACTATGATCACAATTCAATTGGGGTTAAGACATATGAAAAAATAGCCAACTTCATACAAAACAATTCAGATATTGATACTAAAAACATAGCTGCTCTGATATCTGATATGAAATTTGTTGATAATGAAGAACTTGTCTTTAATAGATCATCAACAAATTATCCAGAAGATATCGATAGAATTGCTAACTTGGCATCAATAAGTCTCGAAAGACTAATTGGAACAACTAATAAATTCAATCAAAATTTCGATCCGAAGGGGCATGTTCAAAAAAATACATATGGTAAAAATATCGGTGATCAATTGGAGACATTGACATATGTTATCACAGCAGGTGTTCCTATAGTAGCACTTGAAAAGTTTAGCAACAGTTACAAATTGTTGAATACATACCAACCACTTTGTGCAGGAAGCGGAAATCAATACACTTTATCTCAATACACTAGTGATTGGGGATGGCCGTTGGTATTGCCATCTCAATTCACACCAACCGATTTTGAAAAATATTACGTATTTTTTGAATATGTGGACGGATATGACAATACTGTGATCGAAAACATCATCGACTTCACCAATGACAAAACTACTATTAATGGACCAACCCCACCAAATACATATTTGTTTGCAGATGATGGTATTTTCAATAGTATGTTTTTAGATTCTTTATATCAATCGCTTTCAATATAATTGAACTGGATGCTTGGTGGATAAATATTATCAATGTCATCGACACTACAATACGGCTATCCTGAAGTACCTAAGAGTATCACAAATCCAAATGTATCTGAAATCAATGCATTGGATGTTAATGGTCCAATGTCGTTTTTGTTGTTCATTAAAACGGTTACTATAAGCTTTGAACCTGAAATACTTCAAACTTACTACAACGAATACTTAAAACGTTGGAATTCAAAGAAAAAGAATTCAGATGTCGCGAATTCAAATGTCGTCGTTGAAAAATACAGAGAGTTTATCAAAGATATCAACTTGAAGTACACCACATTGGAGGAAAAGGAGTTCTTATCAAAAATTAACTTCGATGATCCATTTGATTTGGACACCGTGTTGGGTTTCTATAGTAAAAAACTCGTTGATATATCAAAATACTACAACTCAAAGCGAGAAGATGTAAAGTATGAAGTTACTAGAAAGAAGTTAAAGGGTAGTAACATCGGAGTTGAAAAGATTATCTTCGAGAAAACCATTGAATTTTTAGAAAATCGTGAAGATGGTTTAATCGAGTATGATATTGAAGACATAAAGACCAAATTAAAAATTGATATTCAAGAATTATACAATTCATATGGATTGTACTTCGATCAAACACCCGATACTCATGTATATGACTATAAAGATTTGGACTACGGTCAAAATATATTTTTAAAAGACGATGCAACATTGATATCTGAGATCTTTGCAGGTGTGTCTGATGAAATCAAAGCTCTTAAAGAGGTTGATCAACTATTTGATAATAAAAGAGAACTCACTAAGAAGAGTGTTAGTAGCAATTTTTATTATATTTCTACAGGATCAACATCAACAGATTTCATATCTGGTAAATTATTCGATGCGGTTGCCACCAGTGGTAATATCTTAAATCGAAATCATCCAACAACTGCATCCACCATCAAAGGTAACTTGCTAAGAAAAGAAGATGTTGGATTTTTCAAACCTAGTAAGACCAGTATTGTATTTATTGATGGTAAAAATGATTCATTCTCAATCAATGTAGAAAATTTAAGCCCGAACTCGATGTATTACTTCCCAGATCCGAATATTTTTGGAAGTAATGGGGAAGTTCTTACATTTTTCGTAGATGGGGAGCATCTTAAAAAGAACGCATCATCTGCTGAAGCAGTGAATCAACCAATTTCTAATAAAGCAGACACCAAGTATTACGGATATGTCACTGAAAAAACAGATATATTCGATCAAAGCTTTGAATCTATTTTTGAATCTGGGTTTGTAGCCGATCAAAAGAGTGATATATACGGAAATCAATTCGGATTGTTTAAACTCGATGATAATTTCAGATCTACAGTAGAAACTACAACACCGACATACATAAAAAGCCTGTTGTTGAATGGTTATCAATTTTATGATGATCTATATGGAGAAGAATACGCATTTAATTACAATGTTGCTGATGATACATCATACACTGAAACTGTAAGATCTGGATTATCATCTTATACAAATTCATTTTCATCTATTTCAAGTGCATGGACACTATTTTTTAGATTCTTTGCACCATACCAAGAATTAAAAGCTCCAACCGAAAGCAATCTCGTTCCATCATTTAAAATAAGAGATGGTGGATTGTTTATGAAGAACGATAGTGAGTTTTTCAGCGATCCAATCAATTCAGATCTAGCTATATTTCCGGGAGCTGGAGTGTATTACTACAACACGCTGTTTGAAGCCGCTCTAGCCACCAAATCTCCGCTTCAGAGAGCGCTTCTAGATCCATTGTCTCCAAGTTTGACTGCCAACTTCACACAGACCATGCGACCGCTATCAGGCAACGCTGTGGTGAATGTAGACGGTGGTAAATTCACCACAGAATTTGTATATGACTACCAATTCGACAAAGTAAACTACACTTACATCAATCAAACTGATAATGTCACTAGTTTAGTAGTGGATACATTCGATTCTGACACTTATAATGATCGAATGGATCTCAATGGAATCTTATTTGTAAGAAATGGATCTACCAATACAACAAGACCGTTGTTGACC